CCAAGAACATCAGAAGTTGGTGTTCCTAAGTCTTACACTATTCTTGCTTCTGAGTTTCAGTTAGCACCTGCACCTGATGGCGTATATACGTTAAAGATGCTTTATTACTCTGCGCCTCCGTACTTGACTAGCAGTAACACAACCAATGTTTTCTTGAATGTTGCACCTGATGGTTTGCTGTATGGCGCATTGGTTGAAGCAGAGCCTTATCTAATGAACGATGCTCGAATCAATACATGGGGTTCTATGTATGACAGAGCAATTTCTTCTCTCACTAGGTCTGATGAAAACACTCAGTATTCTGGTGTACCCCTGTCAATCAAATTAACTGCAAGGTGAAATCATGGCTGAAATGTCTAACTACTTGGAAAATGCCTTAATTAACGGCACTCTCCGCAACACAACTTACACAGCACCAACAACTGTGTATCTGGCTCTTTATACATCTGACCCGACAGACGCTGATACAGGTACAGAAGTATCTGGTACTAACTATGCTCGTCAGTCAATTACGTTTGGTGCGCCTAGCAATGGTGCTTCAACAAATTCTGCTGCAATTGAGTTTCCTCAAGCTGGTAGTTCATGGGGTACTGTTGCCTACATTGGTATCCGTGATGCTTTGACAACAGGAAACCTTTTATATCACTCACCACTAGATGCTTCTAAAACGATTGCTTCTGGTGATGTATTCCGTATTGCTGTAGGTTCTTTGTCAGTAACATTGGCTTAATATGGCGACAGTCAACCTTACGCTTGAGCAACTTGACCAATTTGGGTCATTGGATGCACTTGCGTATAGTTTGGACTCGTCTGAGTGGAATTCCACAAGCCAGAAGAACGTAACAGGTCCGTGGTCAATTGATGGCTTAGATGCTTTCAATAACCTAGATGATTTAACAGCAAGCCTAGACTCTACTGTCTGGAACACAGCGACTTTGTGGGATGGTGTTGCAGACATAACTGCTAATGCTGTAGTTACTGCCAATGCTGAAAAGATATTTGGTGGCGTAGCTTCTGTAACTTGTACGGCAACAGTAACTGCTGATGCTTCCATTGCTTACTATGGTTCTGCTTCTATTACAGGAAATGCAGACGTAACGGCATCTGGTGAGCGTGTTCAGTTTGGTAGTGCTGACATACAAGCTACTGCGACTGTAACTGCTGATGGACAAAGAATAGCTGAAGGTGTTGCAAGCATTACTTGTATTGCTGATGTAACGGCTATTGGTACTAAGGTTAACTTTGCAAGTGCAAGCATTACTGGAAACGCTGATGTAAGTGCTTCTGCTCAAGTTGTTCAAGCAGGTAGTGCAAGCATTACTGCTGATGCTACTGTGACTGCTGATGCACAGAGAATTCAGTTAGGTGTAGCTGCGATTACTTGTGACGCTACAGTTGTTGCTAATGGTGGTCTGGTAGCTGAAGGTGTAGCAAGTGTTGAGGCATTTGCTGATGTTGTCGCTAGTGCGTCTGCAATATATGCAGGGGTAGCCTCGGTATCAGGTCTAGCAACAATTACGGCTAAAGGGATTATCCTTGGTGAAAACTGGAATCCAGTAGCAGGTGACACTAATACTTGGACACCAGTTAGTGCTGATTCAAACACTTGGACACTTGTTTCTAGTGACACAAACACATGGACTCCAGTATCTGCCAATGACAATACATGGACGACACAGACTCAAGGAAGTAATACATGGCTACGACAAGGGTAACATTTGGTGAATGGATGCCTGACCAATCAGGTATTTCTGGTGCTTTGACGGATGCCAAGAACGTGGTATCTCAAGCCATTGGCTATGGCCCATTCCCTACGCCAGTATCATTTTCTGGTGCTGCTGCTGAGAATCTAACTTCTCTTTATGCTGCTAAAGCACCTGATGGCAATACCACTTTCTTTGCTGCTGGTCTGTCTAAGATTTACACAGTAAGTGGAACAGGTGCGTTAACTCAAGTCAATACTGGTTTGACAACAACAAGCCCTAACAGAATTAGGTTTACTCAGTTTGGCAAGACTGTAATAGCTTGCAACAACGCTGAAAAACTAAAGGCTTGGACTCTTGGCACATCTACAACATTTGCTGACTTGGCTGCTAATGCGCCTATCGCTAAGTTTGTAACTGTTGTGCGTGATTTTGTTGTTACAGCTAACACTTACGAATCATCTGCCCAACAACAGTATCGTGTTCGCTGGTCTGCCATCAACAACGAAACAGATTGGACTGAGGATGTAAACACTCAATCTGATTATCAGGACATTCCTGATGGTGGTCAGATTATGGGAATCCGTGGTGGTGAGTTTGGTCTGGTTTTGCTAGAGCGTTCTATTCACAGAATGAGTTATGTGGGTACTCCTTTTATATTTCAGTTTGACAATATCTCTCGTAATAAGGGATGTATGGTTGCTGGTTCTATTGCTCAGTACCAAGGCATTACATTCTTCTTGTCAGACGATGGATTCTATATGTGTGATGGGCAACAAGTCATACCTATCGGTGCTGAAAAGGTAGATAGGTTTTTCTTGGCAGACGCTAGTGAAACAGACTATCCTAATATGTCTGCTGCCATTGACCCTGTTCGTAAGTTGGTTATCTGGAACTACAGGTCTGTAGATGCAAATCGTAAACTGATGATTTACAACTTTGCTACTAAAAAGTGGACTTATGGCGATGCAGGGACTGATTACTTAGGTGAGGCATCATCTGGTGCATTGACTCTTGAAGAACTTGACTCTGTGTCTGGTTCTATTGATGCTTTAACAACAAGTTTAGATTCTTTGCTATATGTTGGTGGTAAGTATTTCTTAGGCGGTACTTTTGGAACTAGGGTTTACTCGTTTACTGGTACTAGTTTGACAGGAAGCATTGCTACTGGCGACATAGATGTAGGGGCTAATTCCGTGGTGACTTTGGCTAGACCTATTGTTGACAATGGCTCTGGCTCGTTATCTGTGGCTTCACGCACATTGCTAAACCAAAGTGTCACCTATGGGACTTCTACTGCTGCCGACTCTGAGAACAGAGTTTCCTTGAGAAGCGCAGGTAGGTATCACAGATTAAAGCTAGTTCCTACTGGTGCTAACTGGAAAACTGCCGTTGCGGTAGATGTGGATGTTACGCCACAAGGGGTTCGCTGATGTTCAGAAGCCTACCCGCTTTTGGTGGTGACCAGAGGGCTGTAGCCGAGGTAGTCCGTGGCATCATGGACGGAAAGACCAATAACACAGGAACTTTGACTCTGGCAACTGGTGGTGCTACTACTACCACTTTGACAGACCGAAGGATAGGCCCAGATAGCGTTATCCTCTTTGCCCCTGCTTCTGCTGCGGCTAACGTGGACTATATGCCTTATGGGGCTTTTCAGAGCCTTGTTGACCAAACTGTTGCTGCGGCAAATACTGCCTATGCAATGACATTAGACACTACGGATTTTTCTAATGGTGTAACTTTATCCAATAGTTCTAGGATAAATGTCAAAAACACAGGAATTTACAACTTCCAATGGTCTGGTCAGTTTGAGAATACCGATTCGCAAGACCATGACGTTAGGGTTTGGATAAAAGTTAACGGAACAAACCTTACTGGCTCAACAGGATTCTTTGCTATTCCTAGCAAGCATGGCTCAGTTGATGGTCATGGTTTGGTTGGATGGAACTACTATTTAAGTCTAAATGCAAATGATTACATTGAACTTTGGTGGGAAGCGGATAACGCATTAGTAAGTCTTCAAGCCTATATTGCGGGTACAAATTACCCCTCTACAGCATCTTTGATTACTACCATTAACTACATTTCTCCATCAGCATTGACGAATATCTACGCTAGTTCCCAAGGACAGGGTACGGCTACGATTACCCACTTTGCCAATTCAACTGCAAACAAGAAATATCGGTATGCAATTATTGGTTGATTTTAATTATTTATGTATAATGGATTCCGTGGATGACCCATCTTGGAATCCGAAACTCTAGGAGTAAAAGATGGTTACTGAAACAAAATCAACAATTGACCCAACAATCCAACCATATCTAGGTTATGGATTGCAACAGGCTCAACGTCTGTATCAGGGCGGTGGCCCACAGTATTATGGTGGTGCTACCTTTGTTAGCCCTACAACTACCACTCAAACAGGCTTACAGGCTTTAGAGGCTCGTGCTTCTTTGGGTAATCCATTATTGCAGTCTGCTCAGAATCAACTGCAAAACACAGTTTCTGGTGGTTTTCTAGGTGGAAACCCTTTCTTTCAAGGTGCGTTCCAACCTGCTGCACAAGCTGCTGAGACTCAGTTTAAAACAACATTAGGTGATATTGCATCTAAGTCTAGCCTAGCAGGACGTTATGGCTCTGGTGCTATGGGTTCTTTGCAAGACAGGGCTACTGGTGCATTTGGTCAACAATTGGCTAATACTGCTGGACAACTGGCTTATCAGAACTACGCTGATGAGAGAACAAGACAACAAGCGGCTACTTTAGCTTCTCCTGCAATGGCTTCTGCTGATTACCAAGACATTCAGAATATGTTGCAAGCTGGTCAAATCCGTGAGGGTTACCAAGGTCAGCAACAACAAGCCGATATTGCTAAGTTTAACTTCTTGCAAAACCAGCCACAACAGAACTTGCAGAACTATCTATCGTTGGTATATGGCAATCCATTAGGACGAGTAGCTTCATCTACAACTAGCGGAACTCAAGACACATCTACATTGCAAAATGCTTTGGGTATTGCAGCAACTGCTGGTGGTTTATACAAGAATCTAGGCTCACCTGATTTAAGTTACATAAACCCATTTAGTTCAAGTTTCCTCGGTGGTGGATTTGGCAATGCTAATGCAAATGCGGTTCTTAATCCTTACTTTAATGTAGGCTAATCATGGCTGGACTATTAGACATTTTCGGTACTAGCGGTGCAGACACAATGGGTCTGCTTGGTATGTCACAAGCTGACATTGCTCGTAATCGTGAAGACGCACAAGCACAAGCACTCTACGCATTAGCTGGCAGATTGTTTGCAGGTGGAAACACAGGACAGTCTATTGCTGAAGGTTTGCAACTTGGTCAGAAAGCCTATAAAGGCGGTATGAACGAGGCTATGCAAAACCAACTTCAAAGTTTCCAATTGCAAGAATTGTTGCGTAAACGTAAAGAAGAAGAACTTACAAAGTCACAGCAATTGCAAGCACAACAAGTTTTGGCTAAAGCATATCGTCCTGAGACATTTGCTGAAACGCCATTGACTAATATGTTTGGTCAAGAGATTGCAGGGCCTAACCAACCACAGGCAGCAGGTGGTGGACTTAAAGCTGTTCAGCGTGAATTGATGGGGCTTGGCCCTGCTGGAATGGCTGCATTAACAACTGCGTCAGGCGTAGAAAAAGCATTACGCCCAGAAGGTTATACGCTTGGTGAAGGTCAAGTTCGTTATGAGATTGGTGTTGATGGTAAACCTATGGCTGTTGCTACAGGCGCACCAAAAGATAACCTAACATCAAATTACAGAGACTTTCAACAAGCTGTAAATGAAGGTTATGCAGGTAACTTTATGCAGTATCAGAAAGATTTGAAAAGTGCTGGCGCAACAAAAGTAGCCCTTGATTTAAACGACAAGACAGCAGTTAATAAACAACAACTTGCTACAGTCAATCAATGGCAAAGCACTTTAAAAGA